GGGCCTGCGCGGTCAGCGCCGCGGCGGCGGCCAGTGGAGCCGCCGCCGTGACGAGATCGCGCGCGTTCGAGGTCAGTGCGCCATGCGCCGCCAGCGAGGCGGCGGGCAGCTTGGTCAGGCTGACCGCGGCGACCAACCCTGTCGAAGCCGACAGGGTCGATGTCGGCAGGTGTGTGACCTTCGCGGCGACGACGAGTCCAGCGACGACCGTCAGGGTCGCGCTCGGACGGATGATGTCGCGCGCCTGAGCGGTCAACCCGGTCGACGCGTGCAGTGTCGCGCTCGGCAGGTAACGGATCGTGGCACCGGCCGTCAGTGCCGTGGAGGCACTCAACGTCGCGGTACCCGACCGAACCCGCGTCGCGTTCGCCGTGAGGCCCGTCGTCGCACTCAGGGTGGCGGCGAGGCTGATGTGCCCACCAGCAGCCGCGGCGGTCAGACCAGCCGTTGCCGACAGGGTGGCGCTCGGGAAGGTCTGGTCCCACGGACCAGTGGATGGGTAGAGCGTGGCGCTCGGGAACAGGAACGTGCTGGGGAACAGCGGGTAGGGACCGACGGTGAGCTGAGACTGCCCCGCGAGCGTCGCGCTGCCCAACGGACCGGAGAGGGCCGTCGAGGTCAGCCCGGTGGTGGCGTACAGAGTGGCCGTGCCAGCGTCCCTGGCGGTTGCCGCGGTAGCGGTCAGCCCGCCGGTTGCTGACAACGTCGCCGTTGGACGTTCGGTTACAACTGCTCCGCTGCTCAGTCCACCAGCGGCACTGAGCGTGGCACCTGGGAACTTCGTTAGCTTTGCGGCGGCGGTCAGCCCAGTGGCTGGCGTCAGCGCTGCGGCCCCGAACTCGGTCGGCACCAGCGACATCCCGGTGACCCCGGGTAAGGTGGCCGCCGGGAACTTCGTCAATATCGCGGCAGCGGTCAGACCGCTGGTACTCGACAGTGCCGCCGCTGGGCGTTCGGTGACCGTGGCGGTGCTAGTCAGCCCAGCGGTCGCCGACAGGGTGCCGGAAGCGGGAACGCTGACCAACGCGACGGCGGTCAGCTCAGCGGACCCCGGCAGTGACGCTGCCGCGCCAATGAGCTTCGTTGCGGCGGCGGACAGGCTGGTAACGCCCGGCAACGTGGCCGTCGGGAACTTCGTCAGCGTTGTGGCGGCGGTGAGGCCGGTGGTACTCGAGAACGCCGCCGCTGGCCGTTCGGTGACCACGCCGGCACTGGTCAGGCTGGTGGTCGCCGACAGGGTGGCGAAGGCGGGAGTGCCAACCAACGCGGCTGCCGTGATCCCGGTGGAGGCGCTTAGCGCGGCGGCTGGGCGTTGGGTGACTACTGTCGCGCTGGTCAGTCCGGCGGTCACCGCGAGGGTGGCTCCCGGGAGCTTCGTCAGCTTTGCGGCGGCGGTCAGGCCAGTGGTCGCCGACAGGGCCGCAGCTGGACGTTCGGTGATCACCGTCGCGCTGGTCAGTCCGGCGGTCGCCGACAAGGTCGCCGACGGGCGCTTCGTCAGTACCGCAGCGGCGGTCAGGGAGGTACTCGCCGAGAGAGTGGCCGTTGGGCGTTCGGTGACGGACACAGCGCTGGTCAGTCCAGCGGTCGCCGACAGCGTCGCCGCTGGACGTTCGGTGATTACTGCCGCGCTGGTTAGTCCGGCGGTCGCGCTGAGCGTCGCGGATCCAGTAACGATCCCGCGGACAACGGTCTGGGGGTGCCGGTTCGGCCGACTCCGACCTAGACGCGCCATAGGTCACCGCTCTCTAGTTAAGACTCTCCCGCAAACCACCGCCCTTGATCGACTACTCGTCCCACAATATCCAGCAGTACACACCGATGGTGACCGACGTGGTCACCCGGATCCGGAGGAAGTGCGACACAGGCACGGCGAACTCGCGGCCGAGGGACCATTCCCACTCGTAGGAGGTCGCCCCGATCGGCAGATTCTTGTATTTCCCGTGCCGGACTGACGTGATCGTGCCTTCGGTCGGGCCGCCAGTGGTCCAGTACCCGGTTGCGCCGGTGCCTAGCGTCATGTCCGACGCGCCGGACTGCGAATCCGCCCCGTACGGCTGGACCCCGGCGGCGACGTGCGCGGTCAGGCCTGTGGCCGCCACCGTACCGGTGTCGACTAACTCAACCGTCGCGGCGGCAGTGAGCGCGCTAGCGAACTCAATACCGAATGCCACGACCTTGAGCTGTCGGGTCGACGGAGTGGCCACCTGCAGCATCGTCTTGATTGCTGTGCCGGTGAGCTGGGTAAGCGGCGCCGCGGTTGTCGGCATGACCGCATTGGCTGCGACGTAGAGCGTCACGTTGTCTCCTACCAGTGGCTGGCGCGGACGAGCCGAGCCCTGTTGGTGGGCGGCTGCGGGACCGGGGTGGCTTGGAACACCGCCGTGTAGATGTCGAAGTTGCCGGCCACGCTGGCGGTCACCGTCGCGGTGTCGGTGGCTCCGAATCGATCGCAGATCAACATGCCCACGTTGAACTTGGTCGTATCGGAGGTGATCGTCGAACCGGACCCGCGCTGCGTCCAGCCAGCCGGCGCGGCGGACATCGTGAACCCGCTGTTTGTTGCATTCGACCCGAACGCATAGGCCCGCAGCACTAGGTCGGTGGGGTTGATCGTGTCGGTCGGGTTGACGGGCGCCGGACATGCCGCGTTCGCGCTGGTCAGGCCATAGGTCACCCCGGGGGTGAAGCCTTGCCGGTAGGCCCAGTTCGACGCGATCGCCGAGGGGGTGGAGCTGTTCAGTGTGGCCGCGCCGGGGCTGTAGCCACCGAGCGCGCCGCCGTAGCGGATGCAGACGATCTGGTTCGGCTGCGTGGACGCGCTGCCAGCCTTGGTGGCCGTATAGGTCGTTGTCCCGGCCACGTCCGCCACGGTGGCGAACCGGAACCACGAAGCCGACCCCAGATCTTGCTGGTGGCCGGCGTCCGCCGAGAAGTCGGCCGCAGTCGGCACGTACAACGGGGTGAGCGTCGCATCCCAGGTGCTGTAGATGTTGGGACCGTCGTTGCAGGCGAAGAACACCAGCAGGTCCCCTGGCACGGTTCCCGTCGGGCAGGTTGCTGTAACCACCGTCCCGCTGATCACGTGCGAGGCGCTGAGCGAGCCGAACCCGACCGCCACTGGGGTCCTCCTACCAGTGACTCGCGCGCACGAGCCGCGCTCGGTAAGGCAGCGGTTGCCGGACAGGGTTGTCGGCCTTGATCAGTGCGCCGATCGTGTAAGACACCGCCGACGCGCTCTGGTTGCTGGTGGGACTCTGTGCCGAGTTCGCCACGTCTGGGTTGTAGAGATACGGGTTGGTTCCTGGGTCCAGCTCCACGATGGTTCCCGAGGGGGTAGCACCCGTGGTGAGGCCAGTGCCATTGACGCCGAACCCGGCGTAGAGACGGTTCTCCCCGGACGGGGTTAAGGTGGGGTAGGTGACAGTGGCGGAGGTCGCGTTCTGTTTGGTGCCACCCGCACCGTCTTGAGACCAGGTTGTGCCCGGACCCCCGGCGAGGAACTCCTTGCAATTGAGCCGGTTGGTGCCGGACGAGGTGTTAGTGATGGTGATGGTGGATGCCCCAGTGGTGTTAACCACGCCCATCCACAGCTCCAATTTCCACGGCACGTTGCTACTAAACGGACCGGCGACCAACTGCCACGCGCCAGGCAACCCAGAACCGCTGGCACTGCATCCGCCGCCGGATACCGCAGTGCTAGCGGTGTTGCTGCCTGCGGTAGTGGCCAAGACCAGCAGCGCACCGGTCGTACTGGGAGCCACCGATAGCGTCTTGAGCGCGGTACCGCCGGCCTGCCACATCGCGTTAGAGTTGACCGAGCTGACGGTGATTAGGTCATTAGCCATCGGCCCCGGCCTTTTAGATGACGCTGGAGCGGCGCTCCATCAGAGGTTAGAGGTAGGCATGACCAGTGTTAGCTGGACTGAGAACTAGGTACGGCGCATACGTACGTGATCTCAGACGTGCCAGCAAGCGTATTAAAGCCAGTTTGGTGGAAATCGGCCTCGAGCGACGCTGGGAACGTCACAGAATCTCCAGGGAACAGTGGATAGCCGGCTGTAACCAACCGATTGGCGGCAGAAGCTCTGGTATCGATTGATGCAAAGTACACGGTCTCCAAACCTACATTGCGCACCAGTACCGTGTTTCCGTACGCAGGGTCCAGGTACGGCAGTATTTGTGGCGTCGAACTGTCAACCGCACCAATAGTAATGCTCGCAGCCATACGTAACGCAACCCTTCATATCTAACAGTACCGAGTTATACATCGTATACTCGCGGCATTACGTCAGCGAGATCACGATGCTGGACGTAGCAAAGGTCACAGTGTCTCCGACGTTTACCGTCTTGCTGGCGGTCAGTGCACCGAACCAACGCTGTACTGGAGAACCAGCCGAGTCCCATAGCTCAATTCCGGCGATCGTGCAGGCAGGCATAAGCGTGAAACTGATCGCTCCCACACTATTGGTGATCGTGCCAGAGGCTGCAGTGCCCCAAGTGCCGGTGGTCGGCTGACGCGCGTATGAGCCGCCCGTCACCTCAGTGCCGGCAGCAGTGGCGGTACCAACGCTGGTAGTAAGCGCCAGATTAATGGCCCCAGTAGCTGCGGTGTACGACGCGCCCGTCACACTAGAGGTGACAAGCTTGTTCGCCTCGACAGTAACAACGTTTCCCACGGGGTCAGCCCTTCTCGCTCATGATGTACGCACGGAGGTCTTCCCCGCGCTTGCCGTCCGCGGCTTCCACGACGGGGCCGCACAACTCGCAGTCAGTGGCCAGGGCGCAGCAGTCCATGTGCCCGTACACCGAGACGAACCCAGGCAGAATGCGTTCGTGCTTGGGGTGGTCGTCTTCCTGGTTGCAGTAAATGCACTTGCGACTAACACTCATTGAGTAACCTCGGGGGAGACGGTGACGGAACCCATGGCCACCCGCGAAATCCGCAGCCCCACCGGAGCCGCCGGGTTATTCAGCAGAATGTCGTAGGCGCCCTGGGCAAAGGTCCACGGAGCGGACTCTTCCGCGAGAATCCGAATGTTCAGCGTGGTACCGGTGAGGGTGATCAGCCCCTGACCAACGGTGGGGCTGGTCGACCAGGTGAAGTAGATTTCATCCGATCCGGGATGTGGCCGGATCTGACCTCGCGTCGAACAACCGGTCAAGTCATACGGCTGACCATCGGGACCGATGATCGGGTAGTTGATCCCGGGCCAATCGGCGCCTTGTGGAATCACCAGGTCGAAGACCAGTACCCCGAGCCCGGACGGAGAACACTGCGTCATCACCATGGGAACGAGTGCCTTTCCATCGGGGGCGTAGCCACGTGTCTGGGCGCCCACGGTGGCTGCTGGTCGATCCAGCGGGGCTCCCCCATGCCGCGGATCGTCATCGCGCCCACCGCCGTCTGCTTGCGGTGCCAGCCGCGGCGGCGGGATGGTTCCACCCAGGCCCAGTGCTCGCGCAGCGACTGGTACTCGATCTCGATCGACTTAGGCGGAGCGTTCGCGTCCCAGTACGCGTACTTGATCTCAGCCACGTCACCTTCGGTGTGGCCGTAGAGCTCCAGCTCGCGCTGCCGGTACTCCCAACCCACCCGCATCTCGCTGGCGAGTACGTCCTGGGGCGCCCGGCGCATGAGCACAACGAGCGTGTCCGGTGGTGGGGAATCCACCAGCATCTTGAGCAGCGACGGTCCCTGCGCGACGACGCCCGGGACCTTGAGCTTGCGCTCCAGCCACTCGTCCAGGCGTCCGGGGTAGTACCCCAGCAGATCGTCCATCTCGTCCACGTAGCGGTAGCCGGTGTCGTGGGCGATCATCTGCGCCGCGATGGTGGTGCCGGTCCGGTGTGGTCCGGTTACCACGATGCGGTCGCAGGACTTCGCCAGATGGTCGAACATCTAGGTCGGAGTAATGAACGGGCTGATCGGGGGAACGTGCTGTCCCATCACCACGAAGTCGGTGCCGTAGTGGATACCCCAGGCCACATGGCCGACCTGCGGCACATGGTCCGCCGAGTAGGCCTGCCACATCCGGACCGACGGCACCACGAGCCCCTGGTCAGGGAACTGGAAGTCGACGTGGCCGTTGGCTATATCGACGTCGGTCAAGACCCCCTGGTGCATGGTCATCTGCGGAGTACGCGGCAGCCACGCGGGGGATGAACCCGCCGTGCCGCTCTGCTTGATCGCACGCGCAAGTCGATCGAGGGAAGAACCGGTTGCCATGGTCGCCTCCTCGTTTAAGCGGTGGACTGCCGAAAGCAGGTGAGCTGCATCGGGTCTTTCGGGCTCAGCGGACACGTCATGCTGTTGATCATGTAAGTGCCGTTGGCGTTAACGTCAGAGCACACGATCTTGATGACGTCACCGGGCTCGAGGGCGGGCATCGGCGGAACGGTCAACGTGACGGTGTCCGCGGCGCCGAGGGAGTTGAACAGCGCCGCGTTGGCGGTGTCCTGCGCCTGGTCCTGGCTGGTGATAAGGGAGAAGGTCAGCCGCTGCGTGACGCGCCCGTAGGGTCCGAGGATGTAGGTCGGAGAGGACGGGTTGTCATCGAAGGCTTCCGCCGAGAACGGGTTGGTGGTTGAGGTGCTCTGGCCGACCACCACGATGTCGTTGAAGGTCTGCTCCGACGACAGCTGACGCTCCGCCTCCGACACCATCGGCTTGGCGACCTCATCGAACTGCCACACCGGCGTACCGACCCGAGGGTCAGGCACCGGCCGGCAGACGAACACCCCGGCGGCGTCGAAAAACGCCTCGAAACCGATCGCTTGCGCTAATTCGAGGATGTCCTGCCAGGGGTCACCGCCCTGCTGCAGGCCGTAGACCAGCAGAGGTGTGGTGCGTGTCGTTGAGTAGAGATGGAAGTCGGTCTGGTCCGGCAACCGGTCGAGCACCATCGCTTTGATCGCGTCGGTGTAGAGCAGCCCCAAGGGGACTGTGTACGGCATCTGCCAGACGTTTCTCTTGATCTGGCCGGACAGATCGACGGCATGGACTTTGATCGATATACCGCCGCCCGACTGTCCACCACCGTGACCCACCACGGCCGTTGACCCGCCCGCATCGGAGGTGCTGCCCGAGCCGGTGGTGCCCGCTGTAGCGTGCACCGTCACTGAGTCGATCATCCCGACGCCGATCGGCACCAGCTCGTCCACGTGGGCGTCGGCGGTGATGGTGAGCTCGAACCGCTGCACCTTTGGGGAAGTCGTCGCGGCGGTGTCGCGCCTGAGCGTCACTCGTGCCAGTACCGTCTGCACGACGGTGTCCCCGACCAGCAGTCGCGGCACGGGCTGCCCCTGAGACGCCAGGTCCCAGGTCATGCCGTTGTCGATGGAGGTCTCGACCGTGACTGACGTACCCGTCGGAGTGGTCGCCGACCAGCGCACCACCGATGCGGTCACCGGCAGTCCGGTCAGGATCATCAGGTCACTGAGCCAGTAGCCGTAGAGCGGGTTAAACACCTGCGCGGCGACGTCGGTCTCGGTCGCGGCCCCCTGCGCGACGGTGACCGCGGTTGAATTCGAAAACGTGATGAGGGTTGCTGTATCAGTCTCCGCCATCTAGAAACTCCACGCGAGGCGCAGCTCTTCAAAGAACATATTCGTGTACACGTAGTAACTAGCCGGGTTCCCGCCGTTGGTCCCGTATGTTCCATAAATGTAGAGGGCGGATCCGGGAAGAATAATGAGGTTACTGGACCACGTGTACGGTTGTCCGACGCTCGGAATGTACGGAGGGACAATGCGTTCACTGAGGGTGCCGACTACGGCTGTCCCTCCGCTGGGTGGGGTTGACGTCGTGTCGAATTTAGCGACACAGGTTGCCGCCGGTGACCCCTGGCGAACCGGCGGTGTGGAGACCACTGTGCCCGACTGGGTAGTGACGCCAGTGATCCGGTAAAAATTCAGTTGCATGGACGACACGATGGGGAAGATGGGCCCCGGATAGACTGCAACGCCTGCACCGTAGACCGACGAAAATCGGATTGGATAGGTAACCGCCTTCACTGACACGCCATGAGCCGTGTAGTACGGCGCCGATTGCGTGGCGTGCTGACTTTCAAACTGGTATGTGGTCATTACGCGACTCCCACAGTTATCGAGACGTCAGAGGCCGGCGGGAGGAACACGTATAACCCGGTAAACGCGGAAGCACCCGCCGCGACCGGAATGGATACCGTTCCGGTTGTGCCCGCCGCCGAATACGCCTTACCCGCCACGACGAGCGCCGGATTGGTGTCGTAGGCATAGAAGGAAACCCCCGACTTGTCGGTCGCGGTCAGGGCAGTCCAGCCGGTCGGTACGCCCATTGAGATCGCCCAGTTCGGCCACCCGAGCTCGGGGTCCGGAATGCTGCCCACCGCGAACACCATGGTTCCCGCCGCGGGCACCGCCACTGAAGCCACCGTGGCGTTCGGGTCCGCTACCGCGTGGGACATGATCAGGGGTCCCCCGACGATGGTGCCGGTCGGGCTCACTCCACGGACGGTCAGCAGCGTGTACTGCCAGTGGCGCCAGTTGGAGGGCTTGATCCACGTTGTTCCGACGGAGTTGTCGCCGGTCGCTAGCCGCCGGTAGAACACGGCCTGCGTCTCATGGCCCGGGTTCAGGTTCCACGCGGCGGAGAAGCCGGTCGGCACGCTCGGAGTCATCAACACCGGGAAGGACGCGAGCGAGTCATCCCAGCCCGAAGGGGCGGTAGCGGAGGCGTTCACCATCAAGATCCGGACATCGTTCGGCTGCCAGTTCGGACCGAGCGTGAGCGGGACCGGTTCGAGATACCCGACTGGCGGCGTGACGCTCGCGGACATATCGAAAAACGACAACGAGGCCGGCATCAGGCAGCCGTAGCGATCGTCGTAATGGACGCGGTGAGGTTTCCCCCCGTGGTACTGCCTACAAAGTCGTGTTTCGTCAGGGGGACGATGGCGGAGTCCGCCGACGAGGACGTCGGTCGGTAGCACACAAGTAGCGCCCCCAGGCTGTTGTTAGTACCTCCACCGGCGGCGTTCCATACCTGACTGGGAATGCTGAACGACACAATGTCGGTCGAGGTATTGACCGACACCACGACGTTGGTATTCAGCACGACCTGACGCGAATAGCTCGTGAAGTTCGCTTCGACCGCGCCCGCGGTGAATATGCTCGACAAGAACGGGGCGCGCCTAATAAGGGTGTCCGAAGGCAGCGAGGCCGTCTGCAGCAGAACAACGATGATATTGTCTGTGCCCAGGGGGAGCGAGGCTAGCTGCATAAGACGACCCTTGGCGTAGTCGCATACGAGGTTAGCCACAGGTCAAGTCCTTTGGTTTCTGGTCACGGACCAAGCGTGAGACCTCCATCGGCCGAATCGACCTTCACGCACGCCATCTGGCCGGTTGCGGTCACGGGCAGCCACGAATTCGTGGCATCACACAGCCGACCCACGATGGCCTCGTTCGGAATGCGAATACCGCGACGCAATGTGACACGGGCACCGAACGGTGCTAGCTGGGACGTCATACCGGTCGGAGTGAGAGTTCCGTCCCGGTCAATCAGCTCGATCTGGATCGTTCGCATTTGACCGGCGAGTCGATCGGCCAGCACCGACCCCGCATGCACTTCCAATTGCCGGGTCGGGATACCGCTGCCGTAACTCAGCTGGGCGACCACGATGGCGATATGCGGTTCGTTGACCGCGGCCGCGAATTCGAGGGTGAATCCCTGCATGTGCGGCTCCCCTCAGTCAGTAATACGCGGGAGGGTCCACTTGGGTTAGCACGAGCTTGCGACGACGCCAGAAAACGGATCGGGGATCTCCAGCCAGGACGTTGAACGTCTCTTCGGTCTCGGTGCCGCTCGATCCGGGACCGGTGGTCACCCACAGTTGGTCCCCGTCGGGCTTCTGTAGCAGCAGGGTCTCTCCGGAGTTATCGAGCCGGTCGACCGCCGACCACAGGTCCATCGAGTAGTCCGGGTCGCCGTCGATGAAGATCAGCTCAATCTCGTATTCGTCGCCGTAGGTCGGGCCATTCACCACGAAGGGCAACACCTGCTTGCCGGCGCCTCCCAGAAGCTGGAAGGTGCCCATCATCCGGCGCTTCGTGATCTTGATCCCGGAATCGCTCTGCTTCGGGGCCGCGATCGGCAACACGGTATTGAGCAGCGGATTGCTCGGACTCTTCAGCCAGAAGCGGTCCGTCGTCGGAGTCGCCGAAAGCACGTTCGAGGGGTCGGGGGCGGCCTGCAATGGCGCTCCCCCGTAGGCGACCACTCGGTAGTAAGAGGTGATGTTGAGCGGCGCGACCTCGTCGTAGACGGTGATCGGGCCCGCTCCGATTGGCACGTAGGTCAAGCTCGGGATCTGATTCCAGGACAGTTGACCGTTGCGAGAGGCGTAGACCGTGACGACGGACGTGGGGGGGCTGGTCGCTCCGGCCGTGACGGTCAGCGCCACCCGATTGGTGCCCGCCTCGTAGACCGCGGAGTTCAGTACCGCGACCGCCGGAGGAAGACCACCGGAGCCACCACCACCACCTACGGTGACGCTGCGGGTCCAGCTCGTGGATCCAGTACTGGACGGAAAGTCCCCCGACCCGCTCCACTGACTCTGTGCTTGTACATAGGCCACGTAGGAGCCATTGGTCAGGTCGGTGGTCATCGTCCACTGCGCGTCTACGCCCAGCACCCAGTCGCCGGTGCCATCGATGGCCAGCGTGGTGAACGGGGTGAACCCGGCCGCCACGGTTTGCGACTGGGTGTAGATAGCGACCCGATAGGAGACCTGAGGCTGGGAGTCGAGCGAGGCGTAGGTCCAGGTGATGGTCGGCTTCGTATCCTGGAAAGTGCCAGTAGGCCCGGTGACCGTGACCGTGGACAGCCGCTGGTAGGTGATGTCGAGATAGACCTCGCTCACCCGCAAGATCGAGGTCGTCGACTCATCACCGCGGCCCATGTCGTAGAAGAAAGAGCTCGCACCGAGGTTGCTCTGAGTGCTCCACGGCTGCCCGTCTGGCCCGATCGTGGAGATGAACACGGTCTCCTCGGTCCAGGCGGAGGTGACCGGACTGGTGGGACAGAAGGAGGAGAACGAAGTCCTGGATTCTCGCGTCTGCTCTCCCGCCACCGCGATTGCACCGGTCTTACACCGGAACCAGTGCAGGCACTGCGGGATGTCGAACCCCTGCACGATCGTCTGGATCCGGCGACGTACGCCCACCGAGTACACCCAGGCGCCGGTCGGAATGCTGGCCGCCGGGAACGAAATGCTCATCACCTGAACGGGCAGCCGAGCGAGTCCGGACGTCAATTGCACATAGGTCGAGTCGGTGTTATCCGACACGGCAACGCCGCCAGAAACAGCCCCAATAATGCCCCAGCTGCCCTGGGTGGCGGAGGTGGGGCGTACGGTGACCTTAGTTAACGCCACAACGGCTACCCCCTATCATCCACGCTGAGTTCCGACCGAATTCGCCAGATTGTCGATCGTCACATTCATCACGTCTTGCGCGATCACCCGCAGTGGAGTGCCATCAACAGACACGACGACGGTTGCGTTCACATTCGGGATGGTTACCGCGCCACCACCCTGCAAGTACGCGGTACTAGTGATCGACGCCCCTGATCCGGCCGGTCCGAGTAGGCCTTCGGCACCCAGTGCCGATGTAGCCAGAGCGGAGCCCAGTTGCGGCATTGATAGCGTCATATAGTCCGCGTTCTTCAATACCGTGTCAGCCCCCGTCGTCACGCTGCGGGCCCAGGTGTAACCGACCATGAGACCGGAGTTAGTAGCGATCGCCAGCGACCCGTCACTAGCTGCCTGGACTCCGGAACCGAATCCTCCGACCAGCGCACCGGCTGTCGCCGCGCTGCTCGAGATGGACTCGCGCAGTCCGATGTTCATGCCGTCGCCCATTGCGACGCCCATCTCCCGGGTAACCGTGGATGGACTGCTGATCCCTAGTTTCTTCTTGAGTTCATTGATTTGCGCTAGGGCGAGTGCCCGGCTTTGCTTAGTTACGTCTTCCTGACCAGTCTTCAGACCCATCGTCATGCCGTCGGCGCTCGCCTGCCCAACGACGTGGCCTTTGGCGAACTGTTCATAGGCGTTTACGGTCGGACTGACCGCGGGCTGAGATGTGCCTGGCGTTGGCTTCGGTTTCTGGTCCGCCTGCTGCCATGGCGCGAGCGGCGGACCACCCGGGAACCCCGGCGGAACAGCCCTCCCACCCTGTTGCGAAGGGTCCAGCTTGCCGGTGGGGCTGGTCCTACCGATCCACGTCGACTCCCCGCCCTTTTCGCCCCTGGCGGACAGTGCCGTGGCGGCTTCAGCTGGGGTCATGCCATGCGTGGCACCGAACTTGGCCGCGGCTGAGCGCTCATTTCGGGAGCTCTCCAGCGCCGCGGCGTTGAGCTGTTTGGCGGTGACCCGATCGGCGACGCCGGCCGCCGACGCCGCACCCTGGCCCATTTTGTCGGTTTGGCGGGTGGAGATACTCGCGCGGAATGAATCAATACCCTTCTGTTGAGGGGACGAGTCGCCGCCGGAGTCCTTCCCACCAGCGGGCGGTGCCGCCGGACTCGAGACTTTCACTCCGTGTTGCGGTTCGCGGTAATACTCGCCGCCACCGCCATACCTATTCGCCGTGAATTCGCTGATGTTGCTCGACACGGGCACCGAATCCACGCCACCCGCCTTGGACTCCAGGCCGCCGGTGAATCCGGTGTTCACCGCCATGCCCAGCTTCCAGAACTCATCCGAGGGGCTGTGTGCATCGAGTGCGTGCGCGCCAGCGGCGACTACCCCGCTCATCGCCGAACCGACCGCGCCGCTAGCCAAGTTCGCCGAGTCGGCAACGCCCAGCGCCAGGCCCTGACCGATGCCTTGGCCAAGGCCGTAGAACACCTTGGATGGGCTGTGGGAGTTCAGGACCGCGGAAGTGCACTTCGTCATTGACGCGGCCATCTCAGCCGAAGCGTCACAGGCCTGAGGAGTCTGAGCGGCGATGCCCTGACTCATCGACGCCGGGACTTGTGCGCCTAGGGCGGTACCGCCGCTGGCAATGGCGGAGCTGGCCTGATTGATCGAGGTGGCAGCCGTGGCGGGCAATTGGCTGATGCTCTGCATGGCCGGTGCTGAGAGCTGCGGCAGTTGTTGTACGGCCTGTGACACTGGCTGAGCCGCCTGCGCCATCTGATTGAGGTTCTGCGTGGCCGTGGTGGTGCCAGTCGATACCTGATTGGTCGCCGAGTACAACTGCTGCATCGCGGTAGCGTTAGCAATCGTGGGGCCCGACGAACCGCCAGTAATGCCCGTGGGCAGTTGAGCGAACGGGTTGATCAAATCACTGATTTGCGGCCCAGGCGGGGGACCCGACGGCTTCGACAGCTTGTCCAGGGCGGCCTGCGGCTCTGTACCCGCCTGCTGCCACGGGGTGAACCTCGATCCGGCCGCGGCCGGGGTCCCCGGACCTTTCCCGGCGAGTTGGTCGATAGCGGCCTGCGGCTCCATTTGGGTCGCGCCCGCGGAAGCCAGCTTCTGGTCTGTGAGGTAGTTCTTGTTAGCGAGGTCGGCTTCCGCCTGAGTCATCGGAGCCGCCGCGGCGGTGTACTTGCCGGCGGCGTCCATCATCACGCCGGTGGGGGAGACACCAGTAGTAGTCCCAGCGCCGCCCTGCGCGGCGGTCATCGCCTGGTAGATGCCATAACCGCCGCCGGCAACGGCGCCGAACGCCGCGCCCGCCGGGCCCCCGAGCATGAAGCCCAGTCCAGCGCCGGTTGCGACGTCGGAGATCATGTTTCCGGCGTCGATACCGCCCTGACCCGGGATCCTCGCCTGTGCTTGTTGGGCCAGAAAATCGGCACCAATACCGCCGGCTACCGCGCCAATCGGACCAAGCTTCGGCCCGAGCATCTTGCTGCCCAACATCGAGCCGCCCACCATGGCAAGCAGACCAGCGGTGGGATCTTGACCGGCCTGCTGCTGCTGGCTGGCCGTCTGCAAGCCGTAGAAGCCCAGGGCGCCGGCGGCGAGAGCGCCGCCCGCTCCACCGCCGAGAGCGCCGCGCAGCGCGTAGGCGGCGACACCGCCGCCGACAATTCCAGGGGCCAGCGATTCAGTGGTCTCTTGGCCACCGGTGAGTACGTTCAGCGTCTCTGCGGCGCCACTGGCGATGTCAGTGAACACTTTCCCGGCGATGCCGCCAGCGGTGAGCAGCCCGGTGGTGATGGTGCTGGTTGCGTCGGCGGCTCCAACGGTATTGAGTGACTCCCCCAGCTGCTGGATAGAGCTCACGACCGCGGGATTGCCGACGCCGGACAGGGCCGCGTCAGCGATGTTGAACAGGCCAGAGACGGCGGGGCCGATAGCAGGCTCGAGTGCATGCAACGTGCTGGTCGCGGTACCGGCCATCTGGGTCACGCCACCCAGTACGTTGGTCATTTGCTGGGCGCCGACGGTGCCGATCTCAGCACCGAGCGGACGGAGTGCATCGCCCAGCGCGTGCAGGGCGGGCACACCGTCACTAATAGCGGACTTAGCGGTGCTGGTGATGCCCATGTTGAACTCGTGCATCGCCTGGTTCGCCGCGTAGGCCAGCGCGGGGGTCTGCTGGATCGCGGCATTGACGGAGAGCAGTCCGGCGCCCGCACCGATCATTTCACCGACCGCGCCGGCCATCAGGCCCATCTGCGCGGCATTCATTGCCGTGCGACCACCTACGCCGCCGCCGGACTCGTCGGACGGAGATCCAGCACCGCCGGAGCGACCACCGCCCCCACCGCCTCCTCCACCGCCACCGCCCCCGCCGCCAGTACCGCCGCCGGGCGGACCTCCAGCGGTTGCCGCCCAACCGCCTTGGCTCACTGGCCAGGTGCCCTTGACGCTGTTGGGGCCCGCCGAACCGAGGCTTGGAATTCCGGGAATGCCGCCACCGCCCGGACCGCTGGCCGCGCTCGCCATCGCGGTCAGTTCCATCCGAGCGTCCTTGGCCACCTGAGCGGTAGACCCCAGACGCCGCTCCAGCTGCTGCGCGGAGCTGGCCATCGAGTCGAGGTTCGAGCCCGCGTCCGCACCGGTGGAGGAAAGCCCCCCGAGCGAGGCGCTGGTGGTGTCGATCCCGGACGCGGCCGTTCCAGCGGAGTGCCCGACCTGGTTCAGCCGCTCGACAGTGCCACCCGCCGCAGCGTTAGCGGACACCAGCTCGCGGGCCATCCCGCTGATCGAGCCACCGTCGGAGATGCTGAACGCGCGACTGCCAGCCATTGCGTCGAGGTCACGCGCGGCGCCGCGCACCTCACCGCGGAAGCCACTCAGGTCACTGTGCGCCATCCCGATCGCGCTGGAGTCCATGACGACCGAGATGGTGGTGCCGCTCAGCTCCCGACCGGCGGCGGTGACCGCGGAGATAGCGGCGGCCCCCTCCGGACCACCCTCAACTCGCACCCCGACGGTGGCAGTACGTCCGTGCAGACTGTCGACCGCCGCCGAGGTGTTATTCAGCGCATCAACAGCACCGGTACAGTCACCGGTCACGTCGAGGTGGATTACAGCCACGATGCATCCCCCTCGCTATTTCCGGTATTTGTCAGGATTAGCCTCGTCCCACGGCATGGCGAACTCGTCGACGCCAGTCTCTGAGTTGTAGGTACCGCCCGCGAACCGTGCGATGAACGAGGTGTAGTAATCGGTACGCTGTGGTCCGATGGGCCCACGGACGACCATCCACCCCAACCAGCCCAACCACTGCGACCTAGACAATTGCGCGCGCAGAATGTCGGGATGTGCAAAACCCAGGGCCCACGCTAGGTCGTAGGCCACCAGTTCATCTGGGTTTAGTCGGAGTTTCCCCCGGCGCTCGACATCTTGGCACTGTTGACCCGGTTCGCGGCGTTCAACAGTAGGTTCAGGCAAGCCCGCCCCACCCCGCCGAGCTGCGCCTTAGCGGCCTCGACGGTCGGCCAGAGACGGTTGCCGTACTGGTCACGCACGGTCCAGGCCAGGAAGCGAATGTCCTCGAACTTGGAGCTGTAGCGAACGAAGGAACCGTCCTTGTAGATGCGGCCGGCATCGAAGAAGTCTTCGTAGTCGGACGCGGTCATCTCCCAGACGATGAAGCGCGCCGGCTTACCGGAGACGGTCGGCCAATCCTTCAGCGTGACCTTCTCGGTGCGCAGCGATGGAGGAGGCGCTAGCTGGCGGGCATTAGTAACGAGTTCGAATTCCTCGTCCTCTTCCGCCTCGACTGCGGGCAGTTCCAGGTCTAGCTCTGGGGCTTCCACGACGGTGGTGTCGGGCATACGCGGGGGCCTTCCTCTCCTCGATCTACTCATTTATTCCGCGAACTTGAAGTAGATTTCCGGCTCGCATCGGCAACGAACGTGCTTCGGTATTTGGGTGCAGTCATTATTGAGAGCGCAGAGAACGCAGCAGTCAGGATGCTTCTTTACCCGACAGTCCATTTCCATGGCATTTTTCGGATCCAGCATCCGTTTGACTGCCGCGATCTGGTCGCTGGCAAAGCGTGTCGTGTTTGTGCAGACCGCCTCTACCCACTCGCGCCAGGCCGCCTCGGACTCGAACTCCGGCATGGCTTAGATATCGAGGTTGACGCCGCGGGCGAACCCGAGCAGTACCTGCACGCCAGTCGGGGAGCCCGTGTTCGTCCAGACCGCCTGGACCTTGGCGTTCACCACCGTGGTAGAGGGCAGCGTGACGCGCTGGCTCCCGATCGCGGTCACCGAGGTAAAGGTGATCAGGTCAGTCCAGGTGGTTCCATCCGTCGAGTGCTGGATCTTGATCGCGGACGCTGGAGACGTGCCACCATCCACTGCCCACACGTGCAGCTGAGCCGCGGCGCCGGTCTGTGAGGCGCCGCCGAACAGTGTGTTGTCGTCCAGCGAGCCGGTGCCCGAGGAAGTGGTGAGCGGAGTGCCCGGCGACAGGAGAATGACGCCATCGTTGTAGGCACCGCGCGCGTCCAGCTCAAGGGAGAAATCAACAGCGTCCTTCAGCTTGGCGCTGATCGAGGCGTCGATAATGGAGCTGGGCTGCATGGTGATCGGCGAGAGCGCGGTCAGCCCCTGGGTGGCGTACCAGGCGTTTAAGGCGGACTTCCGCCCGAACCACTGGTTGACCTGCCAGTTTAGCGCGCCCTTTTCCATGGCGGCCAAGCCCTTGATCTTCAGGGAACCGTCCTGGAGACCGGGCAGCGAGTTGCGCACTCGCGTACCGAAGCCGGAGCCGTCAATCTTGTCGGCCTTACGGCTGTGTTCCAGGTCGTTACCTTGCGCGCCGAAAAGGTACTGCTCGATGCCCCACTGCGTTTTGTACGCGGGGTAAACATCGGTCACCTGGTTCAGGTCGATGGCCATGGTTACTTCTCCTTGGAGGTGCTGGCCGCAGTGGGAGTACTGGCCTTGGCGGACTTCTCTTCACCGAGCAGAGGACCCTTACCGTCGGGGCCATCCGGACTAGTCATGTCGTCCGTGGCGCTCTCGGTGAAGGTGTCGCCCGGTTCGTAGTTGGTGTCAGTTCCCGAATTCGGATCCGCCCACCGGAACGGTCGAAGCACGGGATAACTCTTTCCTGCTGCCACGAGTCGCCTTCCTGTGTGAGGGGGCAATAAAAAAGCCCCCACGGAAGGGGGCCGAACATGAGATGGAGAAGAACTACGCCTTGACCGTCAAATTCAGTCGCGCGTAGGTGTAGAGGGCGCCGTCGAACATCATCTCGCTGATGGCACCGTCGGTGACCTGCACGAATCTCATGCAGTCTTGCAGCGAGCAGATCAGCGGGGAGCCGGGAGAGATGATTTCCCCGGTCAGTTCTTGGGCGGCTGCCTCGTCCACAAACCCGACAACAACCAGCACATGGAAATGCCAGTCGGCCAGACCACCGTGCCCGAGCACGTTCATATAGTTGATCGTCCGCTGAGCCACCGGTTGGATAATCGCCGACGGTGGGATAATCGTGCGCGGCACGTAGTTATAGACGTTCAGCGCCGGCTGAGCGACGCCCACGGTGCCGAGCCACTGCGCGACCGCGGCCCCGAGATTGGAACGGATCTCGTTGTAACGACCGCTCACCACATGCGCCGATACGGAGCGAGGATCTGTTTGCAGTCACACATCGCTCCCCCGCCGCCGCGGCCGGCTGTTCCCTTAGCGGCTCCCGTGCCGTCGTGGGTGATGGCGCCCATCGACAAGCTCCAGGTGTCGTGCAGCCGTGAAATCAGCAGGAGAGTCGCTTCCTTGAGGTCATTCGGGAGCGCGGTCACCCCCACCCCCGCCTCGTGCGGAAACAGCAGCGGCGGCACGGTGAGGGTGTCGCCGGTGACGACGCTCGGGACGAGGTGCTCCTCGACCCACTTGCCGTCCTCGATGGCGAGGTCAGTCGCGCCGACCTCGATGCCCAGCGGGTTGCTCACCACAATGTGCGTGTCGCCGGCCGCGGCCGGTTGCGCCAGCGTGGTGACCGGGTAGCCGTTGACGTAGGTCCACTTCGCCCAGAGCCGCGCTCCCCGACGCCAGTTGCCACCGGCGCAGCGCGGAATGGTGATCCGCCAGGGCTCAAGCACTACCTGGCTCGCGGGATCAGTGAACTCGGTCAGATTGCGTACTTCCGCACCGATAGCGATCGAACGCACCTCGATGATCGGATTGCTCCGGCAGTGAATCCGCAGATCCCCATCGTCGGACACCCGGACTCGACCGACCTCGGTGTCGACGGTGGCCGCCAAGTTCTGGGTGACCTCAGCATTGATCATCGCGGATGCACGCATGATGATCCGGCCTAGCTCAGCGTCCCGATCGGCGTCCGAGGACCCCGGGACCAGCTTGTGCAGCTGGGTGGAGATCGGAGAACGCTTCAGCTCCGCCACGGTGATGTACGGGACGGTCTGCCCCATTGTGGAGACGGAGGCGATGGTGGGCGCGGTCACGACGTGCCTCCTTGTTTAGCTAGGGGAAGGCGGTGAAGGTGCTGTTGGCGCCGCCGGCCATCTTCGCCGCCGTGTACTGCGCCCAGGTGCCCTGATTGAAGCCGACCCAGTTGTTCAGTGGCACTGAGAACACTTGCTGGTCATTGAAGACAACCAGCGCATTCGTGGCCACCTGGGCATCAGCGAATACCTGAACAGTCCCGCTGGTAACCCCCGGTAGACCATTCAGCGCGGTCTGGAGACCTGAAACGCCGCCGCCAGAGGTGAACTGAACAAACGTATAGACCGGGGACAGACTGGCGGTGGGCAAATAAGTAGCCATGAACTACTCCTTCTCACAAGCACCGCCGCAGCGGCCACAGACCTTGAAAAATCCCCGGAATGCGCACTTCGGACAGCGGTAACCGCTCGCGCGGGACGAGCCGCCCGACACGTCGGCGAGGACATAGCCCTCATCCCGCAGCATTTTGATGTGAGAGGGGCTGTCCACGTCAATGACGCGTCCCTTGTAGGTGGCTTCGAGATCCCCGACCGGGATCTTGACCCTCACGCACGCGTCGTCGGGGGAAAGGAGACGAGGCATCAGTCAGACACCTCATTAATCACGAGAACAGTGACGTAGGCATGATCCGGCGTGGTGTTACTCGTAGATGACGGAAACACTGCAAACAGCTCCTCATTCGGAGGAACGGTAAGAACGTACTCTACGTTAGCAGGAAGAGTCCAAGCTTGGTTTCCTGCCCCCGGCCCTCCGATCGTCACATATATCGAGCTGGTACGCAGACGAACCGTGGCTGCAGCATCCCGAGAAGGGAAAAGTGACGTTAGAGCCGCAGGAATCGACCCTCCAGAACCGTCACTGTAACCGCCAGGGAGCGAAACTGTTTGACTGTACACGGCCATCAGAGTTTCACTCTCTCCACGATCACGCCATTTTCACAGCGATACGTGGAGCCATCGTCATAGCCGATCCCGCTAAAGTCCGGATGGCACTCTTGGCCGATACGCGGGTCGTCCGGATCTGACGGACGCTCGGCCTTCTTCGACTCGGGCTCTTCCTGCGTCTTCCGGGGCCGACCAGGCCCACGCTTTACCGGCGTACTTGGGGCGTCCTCGGGCATGGGTAAGCCTTTCAATGCGCCATGAAATGGGCAGCGCAAAGGGGCGCCAGTCGACGGGCGCCCCTTTGCGCCTAACGCTTAGACCTTGGTGATACCAGTGATGGCACCCTGCCAGGCCGGGGCATAACATACCATCGTGCCGTACCAGTACGAGCTGGTCTCATATGCGAACTGAGTAACCGGCCACTCAATCGCCATATAGTCCTGTACGTTGTATACCGCGAATACATCCGAGACGTTAGAGTCCGGAAGCGGCAGCGTCCAGGAAACGATCGGCATCGTGCCCTGCGGCAGCCAGGGGTGAACCGTCAGCGCCACCATCTTGCCGGTGACCTCGTTCTGCAGCCCGGTAACCAGCGAACCGACCTTCGCATCGTGCACACCTTCGGTGCCGGGCGCGTTGATCAGGCTGATCTGGTAGTTCGAGCTAGAGGAGGTCTTCAGCAAATCGCTGAGCTGCTTGCGGTCGTTACCATTCGCCAGGACTTCATCCGGGTCCGCCTTCACGCTGTCGTACATGGACGCGAAAGCGCTGAAGAATTCCGCCCCAGGGTTCGGGACGTTCAGGCCACCGAAGACCGCGGTAGTTCCACCATTCGAGATCTGGCTGATGTTCTTGACGTAGCCGGACTGCGAACCGGTGCAGTAAGACAAAAGACCGTCGTAATCCGTAGCGGACGCCGACGAGTCCGTGGCGGACGGGATGGAACCGGTGGTCGGCAGCGCGCCCTGGATAACAAAGCCTGGGTTGGCAGGGCTAGTCCCACCACCGCCGCCGCTCGACGCACGACCGGCAAAGAAGCTACCGGGAAGCCCTGGATCCGAAGCACCCGTGCCCACGTAAACCTTCATACCGGTCGCACCAGCAGGAAGCGTCGCAAACACCGGGATGTAGCTGGTCGCAGCGCCAACCACTGTCGTCGGCGACGCGGCGACGGATTCACCCCACACCGACTCCGCGGTCACTCGAACATAGATGTTAGTGGTGTAGCCGGAAACCGCGGCATAGCCAGTCGCGCCTACGGCGGTAATGGGCGTGGTAACGCCAGTCGGCGCGGCGAGCGCACCAGAGAAACCAGAAGCGGTGCCCCGACCGCCCAGGATCATCCGCTCTTCCAGCAGCATCGAGGCATACAGAACGCTGGTTTGAGAGAGCTGCCGGATGTCCTGGTAGCCCTGGCCGGAGAACTGCGCGGCCCAGCTGACCTGGTCCGACACGGAGTACTGCATGTAAGGGACCGACACCTGGTCACCAGAGTATTGGATCTTCGGACCACGTAGGAAGGGAACTGACCCGAAGCTCGTGGTCGTCGACTCAGTAATACCCGGACGAATCAGGCCGAGGCCACCGGTACCGGTACCGGTGAAACCATTAATCCGTTTGAACTGGTGGGCTGTACCAATACCGTGTCGCCGCGCAATGCGGTTACGCAGAGGCGTCGGCCGCGGCGCGAGCAGCTTCGCGGGAGCTTCCAGGTCGTACGCCTGCAGACCACCGGTACCACCCAGCTGACCACCAGAGCCAACCAGAATGTCCTTCTGGACGTCCGCGCCAGCCAGTGCGGTGCGCACTGACTCCAGCAGTTCCGGAGACAGCGCCTTGGTCACCGCGGCGGAACCGATGTTCTTCTGCAGCTCCGCCAGCTGGTTAACTGGCTGGTCCATCGTCGGCTGACCCGGCGCGGGCAACGGGTTACTGAACGACTTGTTGAGTTCCGACTTGTAGGACTCGAACCGATCGGCAATATCTACCGAGTCGCTCGCGTCCCCGAACATGTCGGATGGCTTGGGGAGAGGCATTATCCTCTCTTCTCCTTAGGTTGGAATGGTCAAAGACAGATGACTACAGCGCCTTGACCTCGGCCTCGAGCCGGGCCGCCTTGGTGGCATAGCCCTTGCGTAGGTCCTGGTCTTCGGCACTATTGGCGAGCGCCTTGAACCGCATCGCCTGCTCCAGCAGATCAGAGCGGCGAGCGCTGACACGCTCAGCCTCAGTCCGACGCAGCGCCGGACCACCGGGGGTGGCCATCGCCTCGACCTTTTCCAGCCGCGCGCCCAGCTCGTCGCCAAGCGCCTTTACGGCGGACTTTGTCGATGCCTCCGTGATGTCCACAAACATCTTACGTAACTCTGACTCCCCGTCAACAAGGGCGTCCGTGAACGCCTTCATGAGGACGTCGGGATCCGCTGCGTCGCCAGCCGCCTTTGTGGCGTCCAGCTCTTTAACGGGGGTCTCGGTGTCGACATCCGCCGACTTCGCGGCGTCCGCCTCTACGGTATCCACCGGAGTGTCCACAGCCGCAACCTGTTCGGGCATTGTCTTCCCTTCTTCGGCCTCAGAGTCAGCGGCCTTGTTCGAACCGGACGACGACCAGTTGTCTGGAATCATGTCGGAGGCACCGAGCGCGCTCGCCCGGCGCTTGATGTATGCCCGAATCGCGTTGTGGTCACCAGAACCGCGGCCGACCGCGTGAATCGCGTTGGACAGGTCTTCCTTGTCGCCGATCGGGTAGCTGGGCTCACCATTCGGGTTCTTCATCGCCTTGCCGCTGGCCAGCATCGAGCGGAGCTGATCGGCGGAGTACTTCCCCTTGGTGACGTCCACCGCGGCGCGCAAGGACACGTCCGGGTCGACCCCGGCTTGCTCGGATTGTTCCCGGCGAGAGAAGCACCGCAGCGCGTCGACCGCGCTCATCAGCAAGTGGATGTCGCAGTCCTGGCTGGGCATCTTGGCGAGGTCTTGAGCCTCGGAGATAATGAGCTGGGCGATGGTGGCGATCGCCTGGTCCGCGCCGCTGATATCCCCGGACTCGTTCTGACCGAGCCCATCCGCGGCCTTCTCGAGGGTCGCGTCGACCAGCTCGATTGCCTTATCCCGATCGAAGCCGTCCACGGCTGCATCCTGCTCGAGGGTCTTAGTGGTGATGTTGAAGGTCGGGCGCTGCTCGTCAGCCAGCTCCTGCTCGCTGTCGTCGCCCGCCTCGACGCCCTTGGTCACGCTGACCTGCAACTCCTTGGCGATCGCCTCGTCGTCGATGAGCAGCTCCTCGCAGCGCACCAGCCCGCGTTCTTGGTCCAGGTCGGCGCCAGGGCCCTCCCAGCCGGTCTTAGCGGCCTTGCAGAGCGTCAGGATCGCGTTGCTGTTCGCCGGCCGATCCACCAGGCTGACCTCGGTGATGGTCCCGCCATTGATCAGGCCATTCGGCGCGGTCGGACTTTTCACGATCTTCGGTCGGCGGATACCGATCGAGAAGCCCGTGAAGATCCCGGCTCGAGTCTTCGCCACAGCGAGTGGGTCGACGATGCGCGCGGTGATGTAGTGACCGTCAGTGGCGGCCTCATGCTCGATGGCCTTACCGATCGCCGAGTCGGCCCGGTGCTGTTCCCGGATGTTGCCGCCGACTCCGTGACCTGTACCGAACCACGCCGGCATCGCGGTCTTCAGCCAGTCGGCATCGCAGCGCTGATCGTCGAGGTCGAGACTGTCGTCAGTAGCTTTGCCGTAGACGAGCAAGCTCCCGTCGTCCTGATCGACGGTCTTCTCAATCCCAGCGAACACCGAGGCGTTGTCCATGGGTCACTGCTCCTTCGTGCGAGAGGAAGGCCGCGGGTGCGTTGACCTCGAAGGGAACGGCCTGGTGCGGGTTAGTTCGCGTGAATGGTGGCGATGAATGCGAGGACGTCCGCCTTGCTGGCCCGGCGGGGTAGTAACACCAGAATTGGCCGGGCGGCTTTGGTGCCTCGCCGGAAGAACCGGCCGAAGATGGCACGGCGACGCAGGTTGAACACCGCCGCGCCGAGCAGACGGCCAAGCTTGCGAGCCGTACCCGCGTCGGTGAAGTAGCGAACGATGCCGATCACCACTCGGGTCGACGTCACCCACGCGGCGACATACGCGTCCGGTACGAGGTGCAGCGTCTCGAGGTTGATCTGACGGACGTTCGTGATGAAGTCCGGAGTGACCTGTTCCGGGTGGAGCATCTGTTCGGTCTCCGGCGAGACGGGGACCACGTAGCCCGCGCCGGGGGTGTCCGGTCCGCTACGGGTGAAGCCGTCGACCTCGTCGCCGTGGGCGTCGCGGCCGAAGTTCGAACCATCCGGGGCGTGCGGCTCCTCGACGCCGTGGTCAAGTGTCTTCCAGCACCTGCACCCCGGATGGACCTTGAGCGCGTCCGGATCGTCGTTGTCCAGGCAGGCCTGACAGACCCGTCCGTCCATCACCCGGCGCACCACGAACTTTGGTTCGCTGTCCTTGGTCACACTGGCGCGGGCCAGCGCCATCAACGCCCGCGACCCTGGGTTGTTCACGGCCTACAGCGGCTTGTGTCCGCAACAGGGCGCCAGCACCCACACGTCGGCGATCATGTGTAGCCGGGTGCCGATCGCCTCGGCGAGCTCCCCAGCCGCCTCGTACCAGCTCTCGTTGCCGCGGTAGCGCAGCTCCACGGGGATCTCCCGGCCGGTCAGCGGAATCGATACCCGGGCGTAGGGGTCGGCGAGGCGGATCAGGATCTCGATGGCCCGGCTGTAGTCCACGCCCGGGTAGAGCACTACCGGGTAGTCGGCCAGGTCGGGGACAAAGGTGCTGACCGTCCGACTGCGAGCCGGTCGACGCTTGCTCACTGGGTTCTCTCCCTCAGTCATGCAGCGCGAACAGTGCTTTCACCGCGGCCAGGTCGCCGGCCGCGGCCAACCGGTTAGCAGCCTCGGCGGTGTCGTCGGCGAGGATCTTGAACTGGAAGTCGCGCCAGGTCTTGTTGCCGGCGCGGTTGGCGGCGAAAGTGAGGAACGCCTTCTGCTCGCCGCGGCGGGCCACGTCCGGCGCGGCTTGTACCGACTCGTCGCGCTTGGCGGGCTTCTTGGCCACCGGCAGTTCTGGACGGCTCGCCGGATCACCGGGCTTGATCGCGGCCTGCTGCTGGTTCACCGCCGCGGACGGCAGGTTCCCGGGTATCCCGACCGGTTGGACGTCGACGTTCAGCCACGCTGGACCCGTTGGCGTGGCCAGGTACGGCTGGTTCGCCTCCGGGAAGTCATACCGCGGCAGGTTGAGCTGATCGCGGCCCTCGTTCAACGTCTGCAGACCCGCCCCGACGTAGGTGGTCAGCAGGGTGGCTTCCTTATCCTCGTCATCGTCATCTAGCCCGAGGAAAGCGAATGTCAGCTCTTCGGGCATGTCCAGGTAGTGCAGACACACCTCGTTGATCAGGTCGGTGACCCAGGTCGCGGTGGGCTTGGTACCACGCTGTTTCTGCGTGTCCGACTCGCCCTGCTGCATGCTTTGCCCGCCCATGCCGCCCATGCCATGGTTAGGGGTAAAGCCGAGGGAAGTGGGCATTACATCGAATGCGGCACAGATCAACCGGATCAAGTGCAGATCGAAGTCGGAGTTGAACTTCGAGTCCATCATGCGCGGATAACTCGCCTCGAACCCGGCCGGCAGGAACCGGGCCCGGTGACGGTCGGCGGTTCGACCGCTCAATTCGTCATTGAACACCGCTTCGTACTGGCGCAGCTGCTCCGGGGTCATCGACGCATCCACCTGGACGATCATTTCCGGAGTGACCCCGGCGGTGTATTCGCTGCGCAGCCAGTCAAACCGCTTCAGCCAGAGATCCACGTCGATGAGCGCCTGTTCGACGTTCGAAAAGCCGTACGGGCCCCTGGTCCGCCTGTTGCGGACCTTGTAGATCAGACCGTCCGTCTTGGCTTCCAGGCCGTTAATCTTGCCGTAGATAGCGGAGATGAATTCCGCGTCGACGTCCTCGATCGCGGACTGGGAGAATTCGCCCCGAGGAAAGCCCCACAGGATCTGTTGGAACGCAGCCAAGGGTGGCTGCGGGGTGGCTCCGCGATGGTCCAACAATGGCTTGATAGTCGTGCTGTCAAGCAGCTCTAGTGAGTGGAGGTCGCCATTCATCTGCAAGTGCGGGTAGATACTCACGGCGTCCAACGTTAATTGGTCTTCCATTAACGCGGTTAGCCACTCGCTGAATGTCCAGTTATTGATCCGGTCCGGCTTCAGCCACCAGGAATGCAGCCGATCGATGTCGTCCGCGTACTTGTCCTGCAAGTCGCTGATCACCGTGTGATTCGACTCACCGGAACGCTTCGCCAGGTGTCGAGCCCGCGCGGAGTCCACGGTAAATGCCCAGTCCAGCCCGGTCAGCGCGGTCTTGCAGATCTCGATGCAGGACCGCATCACCGATACCTGATCCGCGGCGTCGCGCAGCACGCTCCACGGCACGCTGCGGGTGCTGGTCGTCTGCAGGTTCCAACTGACCGGGTATTCCCAGCGCCGGGGCGCTGGACGGCCAGAGGGCAGCGGCGGGTCGAGCGGTGCCGGGTACAGCGGCATCCCCGGACCGAAGTTGGCGTTGGTGTACGGGTCGCGGGTCAGCGCGAATTCGCCGCTGCCGCGCGGATTGCCACGCTGCTGCAATTGCTGCAGGTACCCCGCGGTCACCTGGGTGGCCTGCGCACCGGGTGGCAGGGTCAACGCCTTCTGTAGTTCTTCGGCGAAGATCCGCCGGACGTCGGCCGTCGGTTGCGGTGGCGTGGGTCGACGACGGCGACGCGACACGGGCCACCCCTTCCTGTTGTGCTAGATTCTGCGTCAGCTGGGCGGCACCTCTGTAGCGCGCGCACGTGGGGTGAATCAGCGCCGAGCAGGCCGCCACCAGCGGCGATAAGTCCCCGCGGGGACTGGTCCGGCCGGTGCGCTGGTTTACGACCTAGCCGCTGGTGGGCCGGTCGCGGGCGGTGGTGACGGGTCCGTCCATCCGCTCTATCTGCTGTTAAACGGAGTGCTTCCGCGTCCTTACCGGCGGATCGACCACCGCCCGGCGCAACCGACTTGCCGGCGCGTGACAGAATCGAACTATGTCCCCCGCCGACGACGACGATGGCCCCTGGGCGGCCCAGTTGTGCAACTACCCCGAGGGGTACTGGCGCCCCGGCTTGCCGCTGTACGTGCACCCCGAGTTCGACGACGAGGACTGGGGCCGCGAGGAAGTTCGGGAGATGTTGGAGTTCATCGACCCCGGGTACGACGAAGCGTTTTCGCACCCGATGAACTGGTGTCCCCCGCCCGCGCCGCAACCGGCGGGGTGGTCCTGGTTAGGCAACAGCGTCGGTCAGCTCCCCGCCGCAGCCGCGGCACACGGTCGCCTTGCGCCGGTTTGGTAGGTCGCACTTCAAGCACATTCTGGAGATCGCGGACAAGTACGACAGCGCGCTGGAGCCCATTTGGAGCTCCGTGCTACTCCATACGAGTGCATCCAAGCGGTCCGGCGACTCCGTAGAGTCACTAGTGAACCCACATAGCTCATCCTCGAGCGAGGGGAATACTCCGACCAGGTGACCGCGTCCCTGTTCCCACAACGCCGAAATCGGCTCGGCGCGTACCAGCTTGCCGCGGGTGGCGCGAACGGACTTGTACGCGACGTTCGCATCGACGGTGCGCAGTACACCCTCGATATAGTCGCCGCCGTTGTTCACCTCGCCGATCACCCGATCGGCGTGCCAGCGGTGATAGGCGTGCACTGCCCTGGACATGCAGCTGTGCGGAGTGCCCTTGCAGGTCGCGTCCTCGAGAATGTACAGATCCCCGTCCACTCCTCGACCGGCGACAATGATGCCGGTCGAGTCGGACCGCTCGCCGCTGGTCACCGCCGGGTCGACACCGACCACGATCCGGGCCAGCGACGGTGCCTTGTCGACCCGGGTCAGATCGAGCAGGTCGCGGCTCCACAGGGCGCCCTCGAGATCCTCGAGCAGCTCGCCTTCGAGCTCCTGGCGACCAAGTCTGGTGCCTTCGTAGCGGGCCCGCAGTTCCGCCAGTGCCATCTTGGACAGATTCGCGGCGTTGTCCCAGGTCGAACCGCGAACAACGCGTACCGAGCCGTCGGTGCGGGCAAGCAACTCGCGGAGTAACTTCGTCGGCCGCGGCGTCGTTGTGACCACCACTCGGGGGTGTTCACCGATCCGCAGCGCGGGCATGAGGCTTTCGCCCCAAAGCTCATCGGCCTGACCCATAGCGGCTAGCTCGTCGCAATTGTGCACGAGCACACCGCCCGCATAGAACTCATGCACGCCTTCGACGGTTAGGTCGAAAACGTCACAGTCCAAGCTTGGCTCGACTCCGAGTACGACGGGCCCGAGTACGGCAGAGCTTGGAGCACCAGCTTCCGGCAGTCGCACGGGAGAAGAACTCGTCACCACAGTGCTCGCAGCGACGCGCGACGGGCGCGCGTTCTCGCCAGCGTGCCGTGTTCCAGTCGGAACTGCGTTTTGCGCGGCATTTGCGACTGCACAGCTCGATGTGGTCGGTCTTGGCTTCGAACTCTTGACCGCAGACTGGACACGTCTTGATACGCGGCTGGCCATAGCGTCCAGGGTCATAGCGGGGATCGCCAGTGTTGCGTGCCTTACGCCGGGCAGTCCGACACTCGTCGCTGCAGCACACGGCGTGAGTGGCGGTAGTGCGGAACGTGCTGAGGCACTGCTTGCAAACCAGTTCACGCTCTTCGCGGGGCTTGCTTCGTTCGGCGCGAGTACGTACGGCTTTCTTGCTACCGCAGGCCCGTGAACAGCAGAGCACATGAGCCTTCGCGGCCAAGGGCTGAAACTCTTTCCCGCACTCCACACACGGCCGAGGAGGGACAGCCGGCAATCGCCGTTCAGCGGCATGCAGTTCCCAGTGCTCAGTGTCTGTGAGCAGCTGCAGGTTCGACTCGGCGTTATCGCCGCGGTCGTGGTTGCGGTGATGGACATGATGTCCTGCTGGAATTGGCCCATGCTCCGCGGCCCAGACGGCATGGTGAAGGAGGTTGCCGGTGGGATCGTAGTAGTACCGCACTCGTGCGTTTCGGTAGTAACGCTGGCCGTTGAACTCGAACCATGCGGGTGGACCGGGGCTGGGATCGGGGAGCATCCAAGTAGTGTATCACCTGGCTTGATTGAACCAGCGACGCACCACCCTTGTTCACTGACGGCAATGCGATGGTTGGGAGTACAGCGCAGCACTCCAGCACTGGTGGTAATCACCAAGGTCGAGCGGCTTACGCCAGTTCGACGGGCAGCACTGACCCGGCGCCATCCGTGGCGGGTCGCCACTCGGTCGCCAACGCATACGCGTTCGATAGGGACGTCGCCACGAGCGGTGATGACCGGCGTGCCCTTCGCTACGCACCAAGCACCGGACAAGTTGGCCCCGCGCAGTCGGTCCGGCCGGTCCGCCGAGTACCCGTAGATCCGCGACCCGTTCGACAGCCGCACAGTCAAGTCGCTGGCGTTGCACGACTCCAGTTCCCCTGGCAAAAGTGCTCGCAGTATGCCAGACTGACCTTCGATACAGACTTTGCGGCAGTCCCGCCACGTTGGTGCGATTACGGCCCATTCTGTTTCCGGGTGTGTCGCCGCCTGCTCTGCAATCCACTCTGAGCCAGATTTCGTCTTGCCAAATCCGCGACCTGCTAAGATCAACGAGACCGACCAAGCCCCGTCCGCCGGAATCCGCTGCTCCGGCCGGGCCTTGTCGTGCCACGGACGCGGACGCGCGGGGGCGTGGATGGCGATCAGTTTGTTGAGCTCGAGCTGTTGCTGGCGCAGCTTAGCCAGCAGCTCCAGCTTCTCCAACGGGGCTTCGATCAGGGGGACGTCGGGCACGGCTCCCCCTCGGGTTGACGTCGGGCATCTCTTCGGGCATACTTAGGGCATGAGAAGCAGCGCCGCGGATAAGGTCCGCGAGAACAAGGCTCGGCGAGGGGCGTCCCGCCGCGGGCTGATGCTGGTCAAGTCCATGCGACGCGACCCGGGGGCATACGACTACGAGAAGTTCGTCCTGGTGCCGGACACACGGGCCAATCCCGCTCCACGTGGCGGCGGCGAGTTGGCCATCCGGGCGTTCGAAACCGGCCAGGGGATGACGCTGGAGCAAGTCGAGGCGGAGCTGAACAAGCCCGCCGAGCAGCTGCCCGCCGAGACGATCCGGTGGCGGTTCAAGGACAGCCCGTTGAAGGTCACCGCCGAACGCCTTGACGAGCACCACTCGGAGTACTACGACCAGCTCACCGACGAGCAGCGGGAAGCGTTCGTGATCGTGCGCAAAGCGCTGCTGGACATCGCGGCGGGGAGACAGTGACGTGGTCGGTCGCATGTTCGGACGCGCCGTGGGCGTCGCCGCCCATGACGTCGCTCACGGTGGAGCGGGCTGCCTGGCGACCGTCGTGGTGGTTGGCGCCGCGGGCTTGACGGCGCGGATCTGGCACGAGGCGGGCATGTCCGGACCGGTCCCCACGGGTGTGTGGGCCGGGCTTGGTATAGGTGCCGGGGTGGTACTCACGTGGTGTTTGCGTCGAAAGGACCGCCGCATTCCGTTCCGCGCGGGCGTCATGGCAGCGCTGGGCTGCTCGCGTGAAGCCGCGGAGGCGTTGGCGGTGAAGCTGCGGATGGATCCGGACCAGGAGTACCCGAGGTCGTTCTTCGTCTGGCTCCGCGACCGTAGGTAGTTCTTGCTCTTTCCGGTTCTCCGGACGCGGAGCGTCCGTGAACGGATGGCGGGATGATCTTCGTACAGTTAGTTGAGAATCATTTTCGAAAAATCGCCGCCGAAAATCCGTCCGCACGCTGACAGCGATATACCCTTGCCCAATTTTCGCAAGAGAAGTTGATCATGGGGGGTATCACTCGTTCGGCGGTATGCCCGAGGTCCCCCCGACGGTAGGATTGGCGTATGCCAACCACCGAAACCACCGCCCCCGCGGCCCCCCGCGCGCGCGTGTACCTTGCCCGCGAACTCCACGTCGGGCGCACCTACGAGATCCGAGGCCTAGGCCTCGTTCAGATCACAGCGAGTGACGGCCGCGGCTACGTGCGCATGCACTGGCTCGAGGACGGCGAAGTGTACTGGGTGCACCCCACCAGTGAATGGCACGTCTGACAGCCCGTTGAGCGCCCGGGTCACCCGGGCGCTGACCAGGTCGTCAGACCTACATCAACTCCATAGCATGGCCGACCACACACGCGGCGCGAGGTCCCACGACACGCGACCAGAAGTGACCCAAGTGCCTCCGGCCCGCAAGATCCATAACGCAACCGTGAGTCAGTCGCGGAGCGCCATCCGGTAGCTAAGGGTTAGACCGACCCGCCGAGATGCGTACAGCCTCTGAAACGTCACAGTGCGAGGGATAGTTGATCTACGCCTCGCGTGGCTGGTATCCCACGCGCGTACGCCGCAAGGCGCCGGTTCACCGGCACCCCATGGATGCGCGAGCTTCCCGGTTCGATTCCGGGGCGAGGCACTCCACCCGTGCCACCACCCAGCCAAGGGAGTACCCACCATGACCGTCGCCTACGACCCCACTACCGCATGGTCCCTAGAGGACGCGGCCAGGACCGACCTAGTCGAGTCCACCACCGAGTTTCGGGCCGCTGAGCTCGCCGTCCACCAGTACTTGGTTACCACCCCGCTTGCCCGCTACGAGCACACCGAGTACCAGGGCCTGGTGAGCGACCGCACCGTAGCCGCGGTCATGCTGGCACACGCCGCCGAACGCTACCTACGAATCTCTAGCTGAGCCACTCTCGAACGAGCGCGAGGCAATCACCGCGCGCTCGTTCGCCTGGTCTGCTCAGACTAAGGCCATCAACACCGCGCCTGTGGCGCGTCCTGGTCATTTGGCCACACTCAACTACCAACGGAGGAAGAAGCATGGCCAGTAGTCGAATCAAGGGCTACGGCATGGCATGGGTCGGAGGGATCGCCATCCTCGGTCAACCCATCCTGTTCGTGCAGTCTCTCGTCCAGTACGCGCACGGCACCGGACCGCTAATGCGGCTCGACCAAGCGGCATGGACCGTGCTCATCAGTACCTGGGTTATCGCCGGAATCGTGATCGCCGTCGCCGTGTACCTGAAGTGGCGCAAGATGGCGGCTCGGCGACGACTCGGCCAACCACGCTCGATTGGTATCCGGGAACAGCGATGACTCCACCAACGACGCACTATCTGAGCCGCATTCCGGGGTCCGCGAGTTACTCGCGGGCACTCGGTGGTCGCTCAGACCACGCCCAAATCACGCTCCGTATATCGTCTCACTACCAAGGTACTGAGACGACATGCGGCACATAGCCTGACCAGCGCCTTTGTGCTGGTCAGGGGTGTATCATAAGGGTGTTCGTAACAGCGTTGTCTCATCCGAGCCACGCGCCGACTTGTGAGGCACTCGACGATCATGACATCAAAGGTTCTGGGCTACGTGCGCGTCTCCACGAGCCACCAGACGCACGACCGACAAGTAGACGCGCTCACGGCTGCGGGCGTCCAGCCCGCGGACATCTACGACGACAAGATCTCTGGAGCGAAGTTCGTCCGGAAGGGTCTCGACGAGCTCCTACGGACAGCACGCGAGGGTGACACCATCGTGGTCACGTCGCTTGACCGTCTGGGCCGCTCACTGAGCCAGGTGATCGCCACGGCGGACGAGCTGCACCGCCGCGGGATCGTGCTTCGCTCGCTAAAGGAGTCGATTGACTACTCAACTAGCGTCGGGCGCATGCTCGCGGGCATCTTTGCCGCACTGGCCGAGTACGAACGCGAATTGATCAACGAACGGTCGACCGACGCGCGGAACGCGGCGAAAGCCCGCGGGAAGCAGACCGGACGACCGCCGCGACTCGATGCGGATCGCGCGCGACAGTTGCGCGCGCTGCACACTGGCGGCGAGACGATCGCGGCCCTGTGCCGCTCGTTCGAAGTGTCCCGGGCGACCGCGTACCGGGTGATCGGCTCTGCCTGATTTCCGACGTGCACGTACACCGTACGTGCACGCTCGGTAACCATGCAGCTACATACGCGCGAGTTTTACCGCGCATTGGTAATGGATGGCCTCTAGACGGTCACTGGCAGCTCAATGCCAGCCGCTTTGGCCTGCGCGATCTGCGACTCCATCTGCGCCTGAAGATCACGAATTGCACTGTCCACCGTGGACTCAGTGAGTACCGCGATCTCCTGCCGAACGGGTCGATTCCAGCCCATGAGCCGCGCACGTTGGTCCATGAGCTTGGCCGCGCGGTCTATCGCCCAGTGCTGGTTTTTACTCTCAGTATCAAGGCACTGAGGCCAGACAGCGGCTAGGAGTTCGTTGTAGCGCTGGAGCTCAACCTCGCGCGCATCGTCAACTTGCTCGACCGGGTAGCTTTTCATTACGAGCATGAACCGCTGATAGGCATGGCTCGGATTAGAGTATCCGAGCCGTTTAGCGATCACGTCCCACTCGAGATTGGCACGGCGCAACGCAACACATTCGAGGTCCCGCTCTAGCCGGTCCATCACCTTCGGGTTAGTCGGCGCGTTCTGTGGGTTCGGCCGCTTCTTACGCGGCGGCTTAGCCGCTGGCTCCCCGGGGAGACCGAGAGGGTTCGCGGTCATCTCCGCCTCCGTTTCAATCGAGCGGCAATCTGTCAAGTGCCTTGCTTTTGACCACTTGGTCACGAGAGAATAGTTAGAGATTCAACGAATCGGAGCACTCAATGATCGACCAGTCCAGAGCACGTGAAATCGCCGCCGGGTGGATCTCCCCCTCGTGGCGCGACGAAAACCTGACCGCGTTCGCCACTGGTCACCCACGATGGACTGCCGACGGTCTGGCCGATGAGGTCGCCCGCGAGCTCTCCTACGTTCTCGGCAATCCAGAGCGATTCGAGGACCCGATCGAGTGCCGTGACGAGCTCCGCTTGCTTCTTGAGTGGGTGCGCGTCAACGGCGAGCACGCCGAGCACTGACCAGTCCCAGCCAAAGGAGTTCCCAATGTCCGCCCAGCTACACGGACGGCGAGCCAACCTGATCGCCGACTCGTCCATGACCTTTCAGCTCAACCAGCACGAACGCATGATCCTGGCACTACACCTGACCAAGGTCGGCCCGTCACTGGTCGGCGAGTGGATGCACGACGTCCTGGCTGACCCGACCGTGCACGTGACCATCACGGTCACCGCACGCGATGGAGGCTGTCAGCACTGCCAAACCGATCACCAGATCGACGCTAAGTGTCACTGATCGAACTCCGGGGTCCACGGCTCGTCCGTGGGCACCCGGTG